ATTTGGCCTTTTGCTCGTACGATTTTACCTTATCCTCCAGATAGAAGAATAGTGAGCTGGTATTACCATACCAAGCAAAAAATTAAGAATAAAAAATACCGTCTGATGCAGAAAGTAAAGCGAATAATGATGTCAAAAACTTGACGGTGATTAATATTTAGTCTATTAGTTAATCAGAAACTACTTATTTACTAATATTATGAACATAGAATACATAAGAGCATGGCATAAGCAGCGCAATGAATTGGATTGTGAGGCGTTGTTTGACCCTAAATTAGTGGGTGGATTTGATAATATTCCTCAGGGTTTCGATCCGCTTGGTCTTGAGCTTATCCCTGACGACCATCTGCCGGTAGGCGGAGGGGGAGAGACATTCCAGCGCCTTTGACTCGATAGTGGGGTAATCCAGTGGTGGCGGGAGAACCAGCCTGACAGGCGCTACAGTCGTCCCACAGCTAACTAAAGTGATCGCGCTTAGAAGTATCAATATCCTCATTTCTGGCCTCCTGCTCGCTCTCAAGCCCGTCTACCAGAGCTTGTGTGGCCTTTTGCTCTGTTTCCCTTGCGTTCTCAGATGCGTCGAGCTTTTCTTTAGCCCTGGCAGCCTGGGAGCCTTTGAATAGAGCAAAGAAGACCGCCGCCAGGACTGAAAGGATAGCAAGGGCGTAGGTTTTAAGCTTGCTTACTATCACGGATACCAATCATACCAAGTCCGAGGGATATTTGTCCGGCGCCGAGGGCGTATTGATCTTTGGTCATCAAGAAAACCCCTACTGCGATTAACCCTAACCCACCTAATATACCTTTGGATGTGAGTGCTTGTTTCAGTGTCATGTTCTTAAACATTATATTCTCCTGATTATCCGTTAGCGACTAGCTTGAGAGTGCCGCTAGTTATATTTGATGTATTGCTCGTGGCAGTGAGGGTTATGTTGTTGCCGGTTATCATGCCAACGCCATCTATATTCGCTGTGCCTGTATACCAGAAAGGCGTACCCCAATACTGATAGGGGGCGCGATAAGGGCGCTCATAATTGTGGTGTTCATGGACAACTGTAGTATCTTCAGGGAATGTTTCATTCAGGATATCCCGTAATTCCTTGGCCTGTTCTACGGTTAGGTTGATTGTTTTACGTCCGATTTCCAGCTCAATATTCTTTATTTTCATCCTACCTCTCCCGTTGTTTTATTGATAAAGCGAACGGATAACCTTCCAATTAAAGTTTCATTGATATCTTGGTATGTCATATTTTCACCCACCCTTGCGGGGTAACACGGTATTTTGTGCCATCACGCATTTCTTTAATGTCTCCATCGCCATGTAGTTCAACAGAAACAGGCTGTTTTGCGATGTTAGCGATTTCTTTCGTTTGCTTTTGATCGCAAACAAGGTTATCAATTAAAGCTGTTCGCTCATCCATAGCAAAAGGTTTAAAAAGTTCCTCAATCCTTTTGCTAGCTTCCGTGTTCATCGGTTCGTTAAAGTTCATGCTCATAAATATTCTCCTGATTTAATCATTTCAGCCAACTCAAAGGCCCGGTTCCCCACTTGGACACTCCATTGTGAATCTAAAGCTTGTTTTGCCGCTTCCTCAAATTCTTCATTATCGAGAGCAGCGATCATCATTTTAAATCCTAGAAGCCTATTAATCCCTAGATTAAAGCACATATCTATCAATGCGTCTTGGCGGGGGATGTTCAGTTTGGCAAACCAACCATATTTGTTCAGGTCTGAAACACAGCCGTCAATGTCTTCTCTGAGAATAGCATAGGCAATTTTCTCTGATATACCGTTATCGGTTAAATTATGACCGATACCAATCGTATCCTTGCCAGCAGTACACTTGTAGACCTGTAATCTCAGCCCTTCGTGCTTAAGTAGCATTTCTTCAAGTTGATTCAATGATATCTCTCCAATCGTTTAACTCGTTTTTCAAGCCCTGTGTCAACCGGCTTAATTGTCAACTTTTGGTGTCGGGCATAGACTGATTCTGTAATCGCCTTTAACGTATATTGTGCGGTTTCGAGCTTGCCTGATTTATCTGCATTCCCGTATGACTGATGAACGCTCACTCCAGCTAACGATAATATTATTAATATTGACTTGATGTTCTTTAAAAAGACATCGAGTGTTTTAATAGGCCAGTCTTTCATGTTATAATCTTATCTCGACTCAACGAACGAGCTCCATCCCCGTCGCAGTTCGGGGCTATTTTAATTATGGAATCCAGGTAAACCCAACTCCACCACCATACTTACCGCTCTCTGTCCCGCCGATAGAGAAGTTAATTAAGATCCCGTCATACATCTTCCCCATACCAAAAGAAACAGCCCCATCATTATTATACGTTCCCATACCGAGAGATGCTTGCCATCGGTCTGTCCCCCAGTAAAATGAATGCTGGGCTGCGGCAATAGATAAAGCCGTTCCATTACCCTCAACTGAGACATCAGGGATTTTATAGTTGTGATAATAATCTGCATTAGCATTTGCTGATATTAGTAATATAAATAGTATTGTTTTCATTTCGTCCCCAAATGGTAAGCCGCCAAGATAACAAGAAGTGTCAATATCCCTTTCCATGCAAATCCTACTATCCCTTTGCCTGCGTTAATAAATAAATCCTTTTTAAACCTTTCGTATAATCTTTGGGCAATACCATCTAATTCTTCGTTAGATAGTCCCACGCTTCGCTCCTTTTTTCTTTGTTCTTCAGACAAAATAAGTCGCCGTGAGCATTACCTCTCCATCGGCTGACCATTCAGTGCTGGTCATATTTGCTACGCCTGCCGTTGTATTCCACACACTAAGCACGATGTATGTCGAATCCGTCGGAATATATCCACCAAGAGACTCGCCTGCCGTTATATTTAATCCCGCCGCATAACTAACTGATATGCCACATTGAGAATTAGCTAAATTTTCAGATGTAAACGGAAGACCTGTAATGCGTATATCGCCTGATACTGACCCAAGACTAGAAGTTGCTAGGTAACATTTAATTGATACTTGATTACCTATTTTCGTATAAACGCCTACCGCCGTCGAAGGAGTAGCATTATTCGTCCCATCACTTAATACAGGTGTCCATGTGCCATCTAAAGGAGCTAATTCAGCTAAAGCTGCTTCAACTGTAGTCGCCGTAATAACCCCAGCCGAATCCTCTATGCCGATAAGTGACGCGCCTTCTGTGTTTGTGGTTGAGGCGAGATCAGCTCTTAATCCATTATCAGCGCCCGTCCCAGCAGAAGTACCTGGATCGCCATTAACATCGAAAGTTAGAAATTTACTTGCCCTTGTTGTTTCATTTGGCATTTCTAACTGACTGCCACTTCTAGTGTCTGACTTTGGAGCCCGTAAAGTCCTGTCCAGTATTTCCTGCATTTTTGCATCGCGCTGCGAAGCAATATCAAGCGAATCTTCAACGCTCGATGCTGGGAAAGAACCGCCTACAGGGATATTAGTGGATTGAATATTAGGTGGCTCAAGAGTGATTACTAGTGTCTCGTTTGTCGCTGGTATCGTAATAGCCGTTAAAGTTCCGCCAGTAGAAACACCTGCGTCGGATAGGGTGTAGTTCGTTCCTAGCACCCATACAGTTTCTGCCCCAGCAGAATCCCTGAGTGTTGCCACAACGTTGCTCTTTACGAAATACATCCAAGTGATAGAAAAGGCTGTTGTTGAATCATCGCCGTTATAGCTTAGTGGTGTTGCTGGTGTTGCAATTGTCATGGCGTATCCTTAGTTAAGTCGTCTTCATCAAGATCTCGATCAAAGGTTACTATAGTCCCGCCCAGGAGAACTGGTGAAGCGGGCAGGATTGGCGTTCTTGGATCATAGCCCAATATCTCCGCCATTATCCTTGTTCTTCCAACCTTCCCTGTCCCGCCGGTAATAAAAGCAAAGGCATCTCTTGCTAAGTTAACGGTAAGCGAACGCTTTGCAAGATTGTGCCCAAAAAGAAAAACTGCGGCCATTCGGTGTAAGTCACGCGCCCTTACGTCGGGAGATCTTTGTTTCTCGATAGCCTTGGCAAAGTCTTTTAGCTTATCCATTTGGTTTCTAACATGAGGCATTAATTCTTTTACCAGCGTAGGATTATTCCGGTTTAACTTTTCTACGTTTTTCACAAATGTCGTTATATTCCCGCGCTCCCCTTCAAATAACGGTTTCATAACATCTAGCAAAATATCTTGGCGAAGCGCCGTCATCTGTGGGCTATCTTCCCCTATAATCTGTTTTAATCTGGAAACGACACGTCCCGATTCTGCTTTTGCACCTGTAGCAGATGCCCCCAATATCCAGCGTCTCATTTCTTCTGGTGTAGCAGCTTGCTCTGCAAGCTGTCTGATGACTTTATCCTCAAAAAATGTTTCTTTGTATCTTTGGTGCGCTAACCTCGCTTCTTTCCATTTCAATATGGCCGCAGGGTCTCCAGTTATCATATCTGCATTGAATTTAGACGTAAGAAAATTATCCAGCTCACCCTTAAGTATATTTAAGGCAACATTTTGTGATGTATCGGTGGAGGCAGGTCTAAGTCTTATTAGCCGCTTCCTCCATTTTTCTATGGCATTCAGTCTCACAGAAGAGTTAAGTGGCAGCTTTTCAATATCCACCAGCTCGTCAAGTCGGCTTTTTAGAATTGGCATTGTGTCGAGATCGATAAAATCTTCGAGAGCAGCGCGCGCAAGCTTTGGAAACTCCAGAGCTTCTGGAACCGGAATTCCTGCTCTCGTCTTCCGCGCCTCATCATACAGATCGTTCCGATGTTGCCTTGCAAGCTCTTTAGCTTCTTGTACTTTTATCTGGATGTCAGGCAGAGATTCTCCGATGGCTGTTTTCTCCCCCGTTTGTCTTGCTGCCTCGTCAATAATTTGTTGCCGCTGTGCTTCGGGTTTTCCCCCGAGATCAATTTCTAATTCGCCCGCCTCTTTTCCTACCCGCTTTATATCTTCTTTTCTTTTTCTTGCTTCTGCTATTAGTTTCCCGCCTTTAGTAAAAATTAATGATGGCGCGAATTCTAATCCGGTTTGCACGGCGGCAGCAGCGGCAGGGCTTTCAGTGAGACTCAAAACTCCTTCACCCGCTTTCCCAGTCAAATGCATTAATGGCTCAACTATTCTTTCAACCCCACCTATAAGAGCCTTGCCAGTTTCAGTCCTTGGCTGGTATGTATATGTTTCCTGAATCGTCTTTAGTCTTTCTTCTGCTTCTGCGAACGGATCATCGTCCCCAGTTATAATATTCGATATCCCCGTCCCTAGTCCTATCAGCCCACCTACAATAGATGAAACAGCGCCAGTTCCTATGGTTCCTGTGGCCTCCGCAGCGCCTGTAACCGCACGTAAGCCAATTTGACCTAAGGTAGACGGGGCGGGGCGGTCGGAAACTGCTGGCTTTTCTGTTTGCTTTCTCATGGTTTGAGCAATAATTGCTAACCGCTTTGCATCTTCAGTAGCCGCAATACCTGCCTCATCTTCAGTATTGGCTGCCTCATCAGCCGCCCTGAGAGCAGATAATGTTTGCTCCAAAGAAGCCATTATTTTACTTTATCCTTAGTATTACCCTTAGTATATTTCAGTATTAATGCCTCATCTTCCTCAGATATTTTAACTTTATCCGAAGGAGCAGCTTTAGGGGCGTCTTTAGTAATCCTCTTACTTAATTCACTTAACCCAAAATCTCCTTCTACTTGTTCCCCTGTTCGAAGTAATCTATTTAATTTTATTCTGTCAATAGTTCGTGATGCGACATCTACCAACACCTGAGAGAAAGCTCTGGGGTCTGAAGATGATGCACCTATTTCTGTAATAAACCTCTCGATGTCCTTATTAGATATTGCTCTTCCTGTTTGACCAGAAGCAGCAGCAGCCTGAAATGCCAAGGATGTAATCAAACTTCTCATTCTGGCATTTTCAATACCCAATTTATCAAATTCTTTTTCATAGCCTGCCGGATCAAGCAAATTTGCATCAATATCTGCGTCCATTAATCTTGCGACTGCGATAGCTTCTTGCTGCATATCATTAACAAATGATGCTGTCCTGGCAACGAAAGTATTTATGTCTGGATTTTCTTCTAATAAATCCAACGTGGTAGATATTGTTGACATTAGTGTTTGTGCCGCGACCTCTTGATCTCTAATTTCTTTTTGTTCTGTTTTCCCCGGCTGCAAGTCACCCAAGCCAACAGCTTGCTGTGTTGAAACAGGACGAATGTCCTCGCTGTTAACGGGAACTTGTTTTATTCTTCCGTCGTTATCAACAGCCTGTCTGAATATCCCTTCTTTGGTTCTTATTGCGGTAAAAAATTGTCCGGCCTTGATATCGCCTGCATCTTTGGTGGCGACAACACCAAAAGATGCAGTCACAGCAGCGCGGCTGCGGATTTCGTTACGTTTTGCTTCTTGAGCTGCATTGATTTGTTTTCGGATATTAATTTGGTTGTTAGGCGACAATGATTGTATAAATCCTCTTCCGTCTAAAACGTATAAGGCTTCTTCAAAACGATCCTGAGCCATAAGACCATTAACCGTATTAAGCACGGCTAATTCCTGAGCCTCTTCCCGTTTTACGTTTTCTCTGTCTGGATTAAAAGCCCCTTTATGGTCTCCCATTAATGTTTCTATATCTTGAAATGTTTGGTCTAACATTAAGTCAGATGGGTTCTGTGCAGCTCTTTGTATAATTGGGTTTAGGGATTCATCAAACGATGCTTCTGCTCTCGTATTTCCAGTCGTCACAGAGATACCAGCCGCTCGGCCTATAAAGGTTGCGTCTATCCCGTTTAATCTCGTCTCAAGCCTAGCCCGCCCATCTTCAGACCCCGCAAAACTTTCAACTGCGTCCCGCGTTTTATTGGAAAGGAAAGCCCCATATTCTTTTAAAACCTCCTTATCGGACAAGTCTGAGTCTGTTTGAAGTCTGCCTAACTCAAGAGTATTCTCCAGATTCTTTTGTTGGACTGCCTTTGACAAAGAAATAGCGTCATCTCTGTTTATCTGCTTAAGTTTTATCTCCTCGAATTTTTTAGCAGCAGGCAATAATTCCTCAGCAGCCACGCCAAGCGGTGATTCAAAGGCGGCAGCAGGGGCTTGAAGGCCAGGATCGGCAGCAACTCGCGGAGAAACCGTTGGGACATCAGCAGAAGAAGGTAATATTGGCATAATCTCTCTCTATACCCACGTTGATGTAGGTTTTGGTTTTGGGCGATCATTAAATGACGCAGCTCCAGAAAGCAATGAAGACCCTGCGCGCATGTATCCTCGTCTTTCTGCGGATCTCCCTGCTGCACGGGTCACTGCTGCTTGCTGTTCAAGGCGCGTAGATCTTGTTTCGCCGCCTGCACGGATACGAAGGGCTTGGAGTTCGGTCTCGGCAGCAAAGTCCCCAGGAGCCAGTAGAGTCGTCCCTGTGCCTGCTTCAACGCCCGCAGCGCCCATGCCTGCTCGGCGCTCTGCAAGCAGTCTTGACTGTTGACGGCGGAAGTCTTCTTCCTCGCCTGCTGAGATTTGTCGCTCTCTTTCGGCTTGTTGTTGGTTTATGGCCGCCTGGAAATCAGCTTGTTTCTTTGCGGCCCGTCCTTGCATTATGGCGGATATCGCCATTATTACTGCTACCCACATTAGTCTATCCCTATTTCAGTGTATTCAGATTTATTTCAGGGGCCAAAGCTAAAAGGAAAAACGGAGACGGATCATCAGATTCAATAACTATTCTTCCGTCTCTTCCCCAGTCTCCTGAAAATTCGACAAACTGCTCTCCCGTAAATAAAGGCGCAGCATTATCCATTGGATCTGCCACAATACGAAAATCTTTCGTCGTTAGATTGCTGGAGTCAGGCCCAAACTTAAGCGTATGGCTATTTAATAATACAAAGGTGATCCCGTAAATTCTTTTTATCTTTCCTAACGGAGTTCCGGCAGGATTGCCTGCGGATATTTTTAAAGTCTTCATCTTGTGGGTGAAGCCAAGGCCAATCTGAAAGACTGATGCTTTCTCGTCAGCCGTGATACTGCCGCTTGAAACTGTTTTATCTGTCTGGATAGCGCCATCGCCCCACACCTTGATAGTTTCACCTTCCAGATGGCCAAGCCCGGTAATAGCAGTTCCTTTCAGGTTCACCTTCCCGCCTGAAATATAAGTCGTAAATCCAGTACCATCTATATTTGAATCATCGTCTGGGGAAGTTAATTCGATAGTATTAGTTGCTTTGTTAGCAACCTTATAAGTATTGTTATTTAACTCGGTCGTCCCCTTAACGTCGGTAACTCGAATTTCGTCACCATTTGAAAGCGTTGTCGCCGTTATCGTAAGAACAACAGGATTGGCTTTTGTGGCCCCAGATATAGTCTCCGGGCTATCAAGCGTTATTAAAGAGTCTGAATAATAGGCATCTTCTTGTGCGTCCCCTGTTTCAAAGTCACGCTCGAAAAATTCAATATATCGCTTGGTAGCACTGTTAATCGTTCTCTTGACAGTGACCCAAATTTCATCACGGTTGGCTGAATCCTGAGTTTGGCCTGATCCATCATTCCCTGGTATTATAGCGACCGATTCAACAACTGCGTCACCACCTTCAAACGATCCTCCAAGAATATGTCTGCCAAAACCGACAATATCTTCTTCGCGCCTTATAGTCAGAGATAATAATTGACCATCATTACGAACTGCCTGCACTAAAGATTCCTGCTCTTCGGCAAAATCCATTTCTATAATGCCACCCAATGTAATATGTTTGGCCAATCGAGTCATGTCAGGGGCTAAATAGCTTGCCCCAAACTCGCTTATACCAAATTCCCTGATTTTACGCTTTGCTCTTTGTACAAATAAAACCGTATTCCCTACTCTTACAGGCTGGATTTGTGCAGATCCATGTTTTGTCTGTCTACGGACAGAAATATCGAGAGGAGTAATTACAACTCCATCGGAAGAAGGCACCCATTCACCCCCCTGAGTTCCTATAACAAGAACATCTTCACCTGAAGACAGCCATCGAATAGCATTAACATCGTCTGCTGAAAGCGTAAAATTAAAAGCATCATCAGCTTCTAAAATACCCGCGCCATCATCAGGCTTTAGATTCTCGAAATCCGCCGTTTGTGAGGCCCAAAACGTCTGTGGCTGATTATTAGTTGCGGCCACATAAAGCCGTTGCTCAAAGAAGCTTGCTACCTGTGGATATCCAGTAGTCCCAGACCAAGCTCCAAGACGAAAAGATGTCGTGGTAATAGGCGTAGACTGTATACGTACTGAGCCTTGATCGAGGACAGGGTTGGTAGAATAGACAGTCGTTATCCTCGCCCTCACAAAGTACAGCGAGGCAGACGTGCTAATTACTTGTTTGGCCCAATCTGTCGGAATTGACCAACTTACCGTTAGATCATCGGCGGCAGCGGCTGTAAACCCAGTCGTGTTATCCGTCACCCCGGTAAGCGCTGCCCACGCCGATCCGTCCCAATATTCCCACGCCACAACACCGCCAATACCGGCAGTGCCATTTATATAATCAAAGCTAATTTGCGAGAAAGTCTGTGTAAAGCCGAAAGCGGCATAGTCACCGGTTGCTTCGGTCGCAGGGAAAAGCGTCCAGTCAGCATCTGTACTAGAATTTGCGTCTGCCGTTTCATCCACAAACGCATTGTCTGCCGGGGTATCGTCAGCCTGCCAAACATGAGAAAACTCCGAAGTTTCTCTTATATCAGCCACTACTACTGTCGTTGAAGTAATTGATGTGATTACCGCCCAGCTCCATGCACTACCGCCATCCTTTTTATAACGTATCGACCTGCCGACGTCCGTTGAAAGCCAGCCTTGATTATCATTGACCCCGGCAATGCTAGAGAGAGTGAAATTCACCTTTAGCCCGCTATCAGCGGAAGGCGTTATGGTAGTAGTGCTGGTATTTTCATCTAGATAAGGGCCGTCTTGCCATGCGACTTCGACCAATGACCATGTGGTATGTCCGAAACGCTGAAGCTTATAGGTAGGATAGTCGGCATGAAAATTATAAAACACGTCTGCGCTTTGTGTGCCTTCTACGGTGTACAGATCTGCCTCAAGCCACGGTGTATCGATCTCAACCGGAGAGTTATCAATTAAAGAAACGTCATCTATCTGTACTATTTTTTTGCGAAAATTGCCACGATTGCGAAACTGTATATAAAAAGGCGAGGTAGTTGGAGTAAAAGCGACGCAATGATATCCGACTTCCTTTTCAACTGCTGCAAGCGTTTGCGCGCCCGATGCTGCTGTGCCTACTTGAAATTCTATCTTATCTCCCGGCGCTCCAATCACGCGAAACTTGATAACATGCTCTGTGTTTGTGTTTGTTGTAGTTATATCTTGTTCAGCCCATCCTATATCTATGTCTCTAGTGCCTCCGACCTGTAGAGATAATCGTTGATTAGTCGCGTCATGTGTGAGTGCTCCTGTCCCGGTTGACCGATCATCCCAGAAATTAATATCTGTCTTGAAGGTGCCGTTAGTTACTACGGCATCTGTATCCGCAACGGCAATTTGCCCCTGGTTGCGGTAGAACCGTACAATTGTATTACCGAGTTCTAATATATAAGCCTGTGTTACAGAAAAGATGAACCGTTTCAGTCGTCCTTTTACTGTACTGGATTTTTCCTCTGCAATATACCGCGTCCCAGATCGACGCATTAAGCCGCCTTCCGATAAGGGGATCAGGTTCTCACAAATCTCAAGCCCGGCAGGGTATTTTACAAAATCCAACCTGGCCGCAAGGCGTGGACTAAGTTCTCCTGCACTTAAATTTGGCTGTAAATCATGGATGCGCGGCAATTACCTAGTCCTCGCAAATATATTAAAATTAATCTGAGAGGAAGTCATTTCTACGTCTTCCGCCTCTCGCGCTCGCCCATGAGCCTCTGGGTCTAAGTTCGGGGAATCCACCCATTGAATCTGAAGAACGCGCCCTTGCGATGGCTCTGTCGGCTTTTTTTGACATTCTTTCTTCCAGCGTATTTGATGAGGCAAGTGGTATTGATAAATCCCTTGCGATTACAAACGAAAGCGCATTCCTGAAATCAGCAGACATTAAATTTGTGTCAGTTACGATAGACACGTAACGCAGCCAGATTTCACTTCTTGATGTAAGAATTGATTTCTGCCCATTAATTAACTCCATACGGTACAAAATAGTGCCATGCCCTGCGTCATTATCATGAACTGACATAGTTCTTAACCAGTCAGCAGGTAATGGATAGCCGTAATCAAACTCAAATACTGGAGTAGTTGCCGATTGTGCAAGCTTTACGCGCTTTGTTGCAAAATTCCACGGATGAGACCTAAGCAGATCGTCACGCAATTCAGTATAAATATCATTTACTGTGTTAGCGTTTGTACTTCCGTCAGCTAATGAAGTGATTGGGTTAGCCCCTATTCTGCGTAGGGCGGTATTTACAAGATCGGTATCAGTGGACATTACGCGGCCTCTGCAACTTTAAGCGCTTGCTCCTTGTCTGCGTTTTCATAAATAATCTTTCCATCTTCAATTACCTGATGTACCTTTTTGCCAGGATTCCATTTAACCTTTGCACTAATTTTCTCGCTAATATTTTCACTTGGGTTTTTTGATTTCTCCCACCAATCCCCTATTCTTGTCGCGCTACGGGTGAAAATCGTTTTGGTTACAGGATTATACTGATTGTCGCTTGTGTGTATAGATTCTGTTTCTTCACTCACAACAAAGGTAGCAGAGGCTAGTAATTTTGTTTTTTCATGATTTACGAATTGAATATGAAAATAGGTGCCACATCCCCACCCTTGCGTATGGAGAATTTTCGGCAATTCAACATCAAGATCAACTTGATCTCTTGGTTGTTTAAATTTAATCGTTGGCAAATCTGGTGTAACAATTATTTCAGGGTGTATAATCATAGTCTTTTCTCCATGTTTCATATATTAGCTTGTCATTTGCCTTATTAGGCTTTTTATAGGTCTTGTCAAATAGCGCCTTGCCATTACTAAAATGATGATGCCTTAAAACAACATCAGGTACATACCTTAATACATTTCTTTTTTTGGCAATGCCCCCCCAGACAGTATCTATATAAATTCTGTCCAGGCCCGGTAAGCATACCCAGCCTGTTTCTCGTACTAAATCACCGCCTAACACAAAATGAGGCGTTCCATTCCCCCCAGACGGAACCGCCATACCATCTGATCCGGCTGCCTCTATTAAGCGTGTATCCCAGCGTAAAGTCTCTGGCACAACATCGTCTGCAATAAATCCATACCAGTCAAGATTAAGTGGAATTTCATTATAGTATTCAGATAAAGGAAGTCTTTTCCCTACAACGACAGCCCATGTATCGGGAACATCGTAACCCCCTAATACAGGGTCGTCTTCATCAAGACGCAATAATACTGGCGTTGAGGCTTTTGTGTGTAAATAGGCTTGGACTAAACGTTTTATATTGTGCGGTCTGCTTCTAGAGGGCAATATCCAGATTTTTATTCCCCTTCAACTCCGATAAGGCTTAACATTTTTCCATAAATCTGTTTTGGCGTGAATCGTTCTCTTACTTCTTCAGCAAGTCTTTTTGCCTTTTCAGCAACTTCCTTATCGCTTGCGTCATGGATAATCTCAGCGGCTTCTTTTGCGCTTCGCCATGTGAAGTAACAGTCTTCCGAAAACCACTCTCCAATCGGGGAGCTGTGTGATTCCAGCAATGCACACCTAGCCCACCCTGCCTCTAATACTCTTCCTTTGATATGGTGGGCGTGTCCTGTGCCTGTCCATGATGTATTTAAAATCATTTTACATCGTTTTAAAAAATTAACGTGATCTTCATATCCCTTTTTCAAGGTTCTTAGTCTAATAGTCAAATTACCGAACCATTCAAGAGAATTGATAATCATTGCCCGTTGCCCTGAAGTTCCCACTGATCCAGAAAAGCCGCACCTAATATCTTTGTCAACATCGTTGGAGTAATATGTTGGGTCAACAGGAGTAAGCGCAGCTAAATCCATCGCCTCATATCTCGATCCATCAATAGATGCCTGAAGGTCGAAACATGAATGCTTTTTGTATAAATCTAATACGCCGTGCCAGGGTCTGTCCATTGCATCTGAACATAAATTGATTGTTTTCGAGATTGTCTTTAAATCTACGAGCGTTCGCCACTTTAAAGCGCATGGGCCTTGATTTGCACTTATATAAAAAATTACATCGGGGTTTACATCACGAACCTGTTTTACTATATGCCCGTCTACACGAATACCTTTTGTCCTCATGATTAAATGCTCTGCTGGAGCAAATGATCGAAAGGCCCTTACATGATTATTACAATCATTTGTCGGGGTTGTCAGGAAAAGAATTTTAGATTTCAACGATCTGACTGCCACCAAACTCAAATCTTACTGGTACGTGCAAAAGACCTAATTTATTTATTAGCTCCTGCCTTTTCCCCGGATCTATGCAAAATAAGAAAAATCCGCCTCCGCCTGCTCCGAGAAGCTTCCCGCCATACGCGCCAACACTTCTCGCTTTTCCATAGATATCATCAAGCTCAGGGGTGGTTATCTTGTCTGATAAGGTGCGCTTTAACATCCATGACTCATGGAGGAGTCTTCCAAATTCTTTCATATCACCTTTTTTAAGCGCGGTTGTTGCTGGATCGACCAGATCTGCAATAGCGTGTAATTCAGCCTGCTTACGATTTACGTTACTGACTTGCTCTGTTGCGATATCAGATGCAGTTCTTTGAAGGCCGGTAAAAAACATAATCAGATGGTCTTGCGTTTTTTGCTTTATTCCTTCCTCCAAAGATAAATGCCTTATGCTATATTCTCCATCTGTATCAAACTTAATATGATTAATTCCTCCCCACGCGCACTGGATCTGATCTTGAATGCCGACAGTCTCCTTCAGGACTTCTTGCTCAACCTTGATGGCTTGCTGCGCCAAGAGAGCTTTATCTGGCTTATTGCCTTTCAGCAAATGTAACGCATGCAACATGCCAACCGTAAATGATGATGATGATCCTAGCCCCGATCTGGCAGGAAGATCGCCAGCATGATTTACTTCTATGCCATCATCAATTCCTAAGTATTCAAGGCATCCTCTAACACCATTATGCTGAATATCTTTTACATGATTAACCTTTTCCATTTTCGACCAGAATACAATGTATTTTGATCCGAGAAAAGCTGGCATATACCTTAAGCAAACATAACAATATTTATCTATTGTACAGGTAAGCACTTTGCCGCCGAATTTTGAATACCACGCTTCGTAGTCCGTCCCGCCTCCAAAAAATGAAATTCTATACGGCGTTTTAACAATAATCATTTAATCCCCTTTATCAGTTCGCTTGATGAGCGAGTTTTCCCGCCCCCAACGCCAAACATTTCAGTAATATTTAATTTTTTACACATATCGTGTTCTTTTGGGTTAGAGGTTTCCCTGTCACCACCATTAGCAAAGTAACGAGGAGCCGCTGATTTTAAGGCAGCGCATACCGTACCATCTAAGTCATTAACTGCGACTACTTTATGAACGTAACGTATACTTTCAAGGATGCGTTTGCGATCATCCCAGCACATAAAATAATAACCCTTTTTCCTGACAAGCCATTCGTCGGAGTTTAAGGCAACAATGACTTTACCGTATACACCCGCTGCCAAAAGATAATCTAAATGCCCGGTATGTACTGGGTCAAATCCACCAGAAACGAGGATCATCGTTGTATCACAACACTATATTTAACTCGTTCTTCCCAGTATTCCAATAAATCTTTCATGGTTTCTTCAAAAGAAAATGCAGGCTTCCATCCGGTATGGCCGGTAAACTTGGAGCAATCAGGTATTTGATAATTAGCGTCTAACGGCCTCATTCTTGCCGGATCGCTCTCTACTGGATAGTTGTTTTTGTTTAACTCAGCAAGAATATCCCCAACCTTGCAGGTATGATTTCCGCCTATGTTGTACGCCTCCCCCGGTATTGGATTGACCGTCAAAAGCATGTGATAAGCTCTTACTGCGTCTCTTACGTCTGCTATTGTCCTGATTGAATCAAGGTGCCCTACCTTAATCGGCGGCTCTAAAAGACCTACCTCTATCATGGCAGCCTGTTTTGCAAAGGTAGACTCACAAAATACATCGCCTCTGCGTGGGCCGGTATGGGTAAACATTCTGGTAGTCAGGATTTTTAACCCATAAGCCTCATAGTAATACCTACCGAGCATGTCCTGAGCTATTTTAGAAATCGAATATGGGCTTGCGGGGGCGAAAGGGCAGTCTTCGTCTATTGCCCCATAATCTTTATCGACTTTCCCGTAGACCTCACTAGATGAGCAATTATGTATCCAGGCGTCTGGGGCCAGATCTTTAATTGCCTCCAGTAAATTCGTGGTTCCGATTACATTAGTCTGTAAAGTCTTTACGGGATAAACAAAACTTGCTTGCACGTAACTTTGAGCTGCAAGATGAAATATATAATCTGGTTTGCTTTGTTCGATGACTTTATTAAGCGATCCAGAATCAGTTAGGTCGCCTTCTAGTAAGATAACTTCATCTTTTATATTTACAAGGTTATCAAGTGGTTCACTCCATCGCATCAACCCATAAATATTCCAATCGGTATTAGCGAGCAGATATTCCGCGAGATGACTCCCCACAAAGCCCGCGCAGCCCGTTATTAACGCATTAGGCATACTTGAACTTTTTAAATGAAGCGGCGATATATTCACATTCATTCACACCGATGTCTTGGTGGCACCCGATAGAAAAACCATAATCCATAACGTCGTCTGCGTTTGGTAAATCGCCAACCACACGATGAGGGTATAATTTCATTCCGGGCTGTCTTGCAATATTTCCACAGATTAACGGTCTTGTTTCGATACCGTCCTTTTCAAAATGCGCTCTTAGCTCCTTGGCGTCGTCTGTGATAATAGGAAATCCAAACCAAGAGGAACCCATGTCTTTTTGTATGCCTACATAACCTTCAAATATTTCGGTTAACATCCTGGCTGCGTTTCTTCGGCTTTCAATAAAGCCATCCAGTTTACCTAACTGAATAAGGCCAATAGCCGCATTAATTTCAGAAGCCCTTAAATTGTATCCGGCTGTTATAAAAAGGAATCGATCATCAATCCCGTCGTGATGGGGCGGATTTTTCATTTCTCGCGTCCAGCCATGTGCTCGTATGCTTTTTAGCAGATCGGCGTCTTCCTGAGACCGCGCGACCACCATGCCGCCTTCTAACGTCGTAATATGATGAGAGAAGTAAAAACTATAGGTGTTGTAGTCAGACTGCCCTACGTCAATTCCTAATGCTTCACAGCAATCAGATATAACGATAAGCCCAAATTTATTTATGGCCGCCATGTCGCAGGGGTTTCCATAAACATGAACCGGCATGATTGCCTTAGTTTTTGGGCTAATTGCTTTTTCTATTTCTCCGGGAGAGATATTTAAAGTCTCTGGATCGATATCTACGATGACAGGCACTAACCCATGTTGAACCAAAGGCCAAACTGTCGTTGACCAAGAGAGCGCTGATACAATAACCTCATCGCCAGGGCTTAATTTAGGATTTAATGGGTTACAAAGTGTTGCGATGGCAAGTAAGTTAGCAGATGATCCCGAATTACACATAACTGCATAAGGGCCGAACTTTGATTCAAACTCCCTTACCTTGTCACCAGAAGTTACATTGGTAGATCTCAAAACCTCAACGGCAGCTTTGATCTCTTCTTCGCCAAAGGAGGGCTCATGTAAATTAACTTTCATTTGCTTCGTGCTTCTAGCCACAAAATAAAAGTTGTATAACTTAGCGCGAAGAATAATAACGCATCAGTCCATTCTTGTTGAATTAGATTAATAACTAATCCACAAATCCATATTCCAAGATTAATAAGCCATAAGTTAGGATTAAATTTCATATAAATCCGCTATTTCCACAAGAATGGTCGGGCCTTGGTATTCAATCGCGCCTTTATACGCTGGTATAATTTGTTCAGCTTTCTCTAATTCAATAATTTTTGTATTCGGCATCATTTCCCTAAAGGCATTACTAAAGTTACCAACGTGCTGAGGGCCTGGATATAAAGGTTCCTCAGATCCTACCCCAACTCTAACTATAACATGAGGCTGCATTACCTCCACATGATTCACAAGCTGGCTCATGGCGCATAAAATAAAATTAAATCGTGGGTAAATAGTAATCGGAACCAATCCAGTCATCGCCATGCCAATTGAGATCCCCATCTGCATTTCTTCTGCAACCGGCATCTCGATACGTTTTTCAAGCGGTACATTTTCGAGCGTCATTGACATGAATGTGCCTTTGTCGCGGCATCCTTGTCCCAAGAAAACTGTGCGTGGATCGACGGCCAATTCCTGCATGGCCTCTGATAGCGCTTGTTTATAACTAGAAATTGACTCTTACTCCGCTACCACAATGCGGCCAGCGAGATTGATACTTAAACCGCTTGACTCCGGTTAGACTCAGATCGCCACCCCATGCTTCTTTAGTATTAGTACATACTGATATACCATTATCTTCAATAACCCAGTTAATTGGTAGGTTAAAGTTTTCTGCATATTTTTTAGCCTCATGGAATATGCCTGTCTCTGCTGTCATATCCCCAAGAAAGCACCAGACGCGCTCTGAGCCGCCCTCTCGCTTGATACCTAGCGCTACCCCTAATGCGATTGGGATCGTGCCTCCTACGATAGCAGAGCCGTATACACGCTCTTTAGGGAAGCGTAGAGCCATTGATTCGCCACTAAATATGGCTTCTTTCAAGGCTTCACTTGAAACCCCTTTTAATAAAGCTTGATAGTGCATCCTCCATGATCCAAAAGCCCAGTCATCCGATTTAATTTCTTTGAATATCTCGATTAACTGATCTTCATTACCGTCTGAAAAATGGACTGGGTAGGGGATTTCTCCATTATTAAACGAAGCGGCAATCCCTTCCTCGAAGTCGATTAATTCCTGCTTATCCATTTCTCTTCAAAGGCGCGGATAAAGCCGGGATATCTGCAAAATAAGTAGAATGAGCATAATCTCTAAACTGTAGCACTTCTTTTGAGGTTAAGGTTTTAGTGGGTAAGGGTTTACAGTTTGCCGAATGTTGAGAATAACCAGACCATGAATCAGGTAAATCGTCAGGGTTGGCTTCATTAAAAAGCTTCGACCCCGGATACGCCTGACAAGAATAGAAGTTCGCAAAATCGCACTCTAATTTGATGGCTAGATCAAGCGTTTCACACATGGAATCCATTGTATCGTCGGGCAGGCCAAAAATAAAGTTTCCCAGGACTTTAATATCGGCCTTCTGGATTTCTCTGACAATGGTATAAATATCTTTTTCTGACAATGTTTTGTCTGCGCCATCCCTGACATATTCAGAGCCGGATTCGATACCTAGCGCCAACCATTGTATGCCAGCTTTGCGTAAAAGATTTAATGTTTCAGGTTTAACGGTATCAATTCTTGCGTATGCCCAGATATTTAGATCTAGGTTTAGTTCAGCCAGTCCTTCGCAAATCGGTATGTAATGAGATGGCTTTAAAACGAACATCTCATCTATGATTTTGAATGTCTTTACCCCGTAAGTATCGTGAAGCATTTTAATTTCAGCTATCACATCTTCAGGCTTTCGAGTTCTGTATCCACTTCCCCCAAAAGGGGCATTAATACAACAAAACGAACACTGATAAGGGCATCCAAGACTTGTGTAAATCGAAGCATAGGGTTGTCTTTGTCCCTGCCAGTTATGTGCGCGGTATTTGTCCATTGGGAGTAAATCCCATGTGTTACCCGATAGCTGATCTAGATCAAGTAAAGGCGAAGGTAGATTTGTGACAGGTATACATGGATTGCTTATTGCCCAGACAAGCCCATAGACTTCACACATAGGCTTGCCTTCAAGTAGCTCTTTGATTGTTATAGCGCCTTCGCCTACCGCAACACATCCAACAGATTCTTCTCGTAGCGTTCTTTTTGGTAAGGCTGAGACATGCCCTCCGGCAATAACAATAGGCAAGTCAATAAGATCACATATCTCGCCTGCCGACTCCATTTGCTGCGTTGAGGCCGAGGGCTGATGACCGTAAACGATCATACCTACAAGACGAGGGTTTATCTGATTTACCCTTGCAGCGACTTCTTTCGCGGTCAAGTCTTCAGCGTCAGCGTCAATGATCTGAACGCTATAGCCGTTGTCTCGAATATACCCAGCAATCAACCGGCACCAAAGAGGCTGCTCTTTGGCGGTTAACCCACCGCTTAAATGCTGGTATATTTTTTCCTGGTCTCCGGGATTAATTAATACTAAATCCATCAGAGATCCCAAGGCTTAGGTTTTCCATGAAAAATAATAGCTTTAGCCCCTTCAGGGATTTCATCCTTGCAATCATGCTTATAAGACGGAAACCATTTTTTAGGGAATTTGGAAGGGATGCTCACTGAATTTATATATTCCTGATCGCCGGGGAACTTGTCTGCCATATCAAGGCTGAACTTTTTATAAACATGATCTAATGTACCCGCATCCCACACCATCACGCTTGAATTAATTAGACTTTTATTTAAGTAGTCTCTTACCGCCGTAAAAGAAGGGCATTCCGCCACTTCGTCCAGATTTGAGATAATCGTAACATCGAGATCAAAATACAAGACTCGTCCGGTAAATCGTCCGGGTTTAAATAAATCTATTTTTGCCCACCAGCCGGGGTAAGGCGAATCATCTAAACAAACAAACTCAAAAGGCTGGTTTATTCTGCCTATAAGCTGTTGTCTTAATCTGTGAACGTGGGATTGGTTGTAAGTTGGGCCGGGAGATAAAACACAAGCAACTGTCAGCATAGAACGTCTCTGGTAGCCCCACTCATGCTGATGCAGCCTTTATGCCACTTCGTATCATTCTTGATATAGTTTAGTAAAACTTCAACCACATCCTCTTTATGCATAAAACCACCCATATTATGACCACCGACATAAGGCCCAGGCTTCATTGGGCAGCCACAAAGGATGACTTTATCAAACCCCATCAAAGATGCCATTTTACGCGCCCCCCAAGCGGAGCTGCCTCCGTTTTTAATATCCCATACATGATCTACACACTCATGATAAATGGAACTATTAACAGTAAAGTCTTTATGAAACTTTTTTTGCCAATGAATCCATCTTGCGCTTAAGAATTTTTCTGGGTGTTGTGAATAAAGCGCGAATGCTTTAATTTCTCTTGACGCGCCATTGACTGCTATAACCGGGAAATCACCGGCTTTTCCAAGATCTTCATGCAAACAACTCGCGCTGCCAGCAACAATGCACGTTCCTGTCAAGACAAAGGGGGCAAAAAGCCCCCTCCCTCATTAATCGCCAGAGGAGATTGCTCCGTCTGTTGATACACCAATTTCAGCAATATTTACAGCGCCTGCACTGGAGGCAGCATCGTTTGAGATCACGTTGGTAACGGCAAATTTCTTATAGCCTGCCAACGTCCCTGAGCGAACTGCGGTTGTCCAATCAAAAGCGTGGATTATATCGCCTATTGCAAGGTTAAGATTATCATCCAGATTGTTGAAATAGCCAGCATCTTCGACCAAATCAACATCATCGAGAGAATCATAACGATAAAGCCCAAACCCATTTACTGAAGAAATTAAGGAAAGACCACCTTCTGTATAAGCCATGATAGCCTCCTATGAAGTTACGATTGCAGCAGTATCATCAAGGTTCCCCTCAATAACACCAGTGTCATCTATCATAACACTGTTACCGCTCATCATGTGGTTGACGAAATGTGCCGCCCGATCACCATGCCAGGTGATATCAGCCGCCACAGCTTCGTTTCCGGCAATATTACCGGCAGATTGTGCAACGGCGTAACCAACCGCCATTTTATGCCAAACAAAAGTTTTAGCAGTTGCTGTACCAGCCCCAGGAAGACCTGTTTGCATCTTCCACATGATCCCCATCCAGTTCTTGAACTTACCTCGTCCAATCGCAGGGCCATTAGTAAAGGCCATTCCATCAGCGCCGACCCATTCTGACCGTGAAAACTGATCCAAAGTCATGAGTTGTGACCAATACCGAGGGGTTACGACCGCATAAACTTGGCCGTCATTCGGTACGTCATTTGACCACGCCGCTTCAGTAAACTCGATAGCCGTCGCAAGAACGGTTGCCTTTGAAGTAACGGTTAGTGTAACGGTTGATTGAGAAGTGGTATCAAGAGTCGTGGTGATCTGATCGTCTACTTTCCTGCCAAGCGCCATCGCGCCGCCACTTGCAATGACGTCACGCTCGTTGATGTTGATTTTTGCCTCATCCAGCTTATCTACCCAGTCGCCTGCGTAAAAGTCAGCCAGTGTGGTTGAAGGTGCCGTATGTTGTTGGTTCATCGGCGTAATTGTTCCGTGCCGTGCTTTGGTCGTTGCGGTGCCTTTGCCGATTTTCTGAAAAACGGCTGTAGATCCTATAACATTATCCTTAACACGAACACAATCTTTAAGGTAACTTCCTTGTCGTTGGAAGACCTCATGTACTTTTGCCTCGTAACTTGTAATAAACGAGGTGTCGATTGAAGTTGACATAGATATGCCCTCTCATTGATTGAGTTTGGACACTTTCCATCAGGTGAGCCGGTTAAGAGTTCAGGGTAAGCCTTTCGGGGCCTTCATCCTTTTACCGGGGCATTCGGTAGTGTAATTCTTGTGACGAGGCCGGGGCTTTCGCCGTGCGGGTGAGTCGTCTAGTTGAAGATTAGAATATTATTGAATACTTGTCAAGCCGCCCTTCCTTGGCTGCCTACAATGGGCTTACTTCCTTTCATTTTAGCTATTAAGCCTTGTTCGGAGGCAAATAACTTGTTGGCAAGCTTACTATCGCCCTTAGCCTGGGCTTCGTTGATTTGTTTACGAATGTCTTTTATTTGATCTTCAGCCGTATCCAGATCGCCCCCAGTCAGAACAGACGGGCCTTCAGCCATTTCCCTGCCGATAACAGCGAATAATTTGGACAGCTCAGGTCTATCCATAAGGAATCGGCCATCTTTGGTTTCAATTTTGGTTAGATCATCAAGTTTCAAACCAGCACGTTCGGCGATGTCTTTGAAAGCACGATTAGCTAAAGTCTTGTTCTTTTCATAATCCCCTTTCCATTCACCATGAAGGGCTTCTTCTTGTGTTTTGACAAATTCTTTATCAGCCTCGGCCTCTGCCGCTATTATCTTTCCGGCATCTTCGTTAAAAAAGCCGAGTATTGAGCTGACTACGTTTTTTGGCATATTAAGCTTATGGAATCTTTCCCCCCAGTCTTTACGAGAAGCCTTTAACTCATCAGTCATCTCCTCTTCTGGGACTTCTGGGAAGTCATACCCTTCACCATCCTCAGCGCGTCCTTGCCGGGGACACGAACCTGTGAGTCACGTTTTCTTAAATCCTGAACAGCCCTAACCGCATCTTCTCTTGAAGAGAATCGGTCGGCGGTATTTTTTAATTCTTCATCCCAACCTTCGCTCCAGTTTTCTTTTTCAGGTTCGGGAGCTTTATATCCAATAGCATCAAACAGTTTTTCCTGACTTTCAAATTGTCCTAAAGATTCTTTAAGCCCTTCATCTTCAATTGAGTCTACCCATGCTTCATCAGCCATTATTTGCTCCTCGTTGGTTTTCGTACAGCCTTAGTTGGTTGCTCTGGAGGTTCAATCTCAACAGTAGCAAGTATTTTTTTAGAAAAGTCACTAACCGCTTGATCCTTCGCCATACGGAGAGGATCAATCGGGTCACCATATACCGAGCTTGCAAACATCTTTCCCCAAGAAAGAAGTTCTCGATATACCCTTTTCCCCTGCTCGGTTCCTGTGAAGACCTGCCTGAAATCCTGATACCGTTCTTTGGGGGAATAATTTTCGGTTATGGGTAAAGATCTTATAGAATTAAGTAATTCTGTAAATAAATCAGCCATGATTCAAATGCAGAGTGGTTGAGTAGCGCTCGTCAATGATTTTTCTTAGTTCCGTCGCGCTTTCTTTGCCGAGATTTTCAACAAACTTGTCAAAATCAATTTCAATCTCACCGTTGGCTCTTTCCTTAACGCCAAAATTAGCTTTGAATATTTTGACCCGCTCTACCGCCGCGCCAAGAGATTCCTTCATGGTAATTAATTTTGATTCTGCGCTCTGGGCGCGATCCATCCACATAGATTCGCTCATTTTATTCTCCTGTTAATCCAGCAGCATTAGCCGCATCTGCGCCCACTTTAGCAATATCCATACCTTGAGCAAGTTGATCTGCTTGTTGTTGGGCTTCCACGGCTTCTTGCCTCTGTGCTCTTAATTGCTCGACCTGATCGACGCCGTTTACTACTTTCTTCGGAATACCTAACGCATCAGCAGAGAACCGTCCTAACTCATCAACATTAATCAGGTCAAGCGCTTCTGGTTTTACGGCACTCAACTCTATCATTTCTTGCGACCACATTCTAGCTGCCGCCGCGTCAATCTGTTGGCGGATCTTCTTGACGGGGGAGTCGTAGTCAAACCGAATATTCTGCTCCTGTAAGACTTGGGGAATGGGCAAAAAAGCCCCTGCGCGAAGCATTATCATAAATGCTCGCTCTACCGTCGGCGAGGTGTCGTCCGTCTCTAACCGACCGAATATAGGGCCGATCTCGCGGATAAATTCTTCTTTTCGCTGAATAACCTCAGTCGCGGTCATTTCCGGGCCTCTGACCGGAAGATTTAATACGTTTCTGAAAAATGCCGCAAAGATTTGATCTCTTGAATCAGCTTGCATGTCTCTCGAAATAGACAGGTTTGTGCCAGATTCGAGAGAAAAGAACGGATTACCTCTTACGGCGACAGCCGTTTCTACGTCGTAATAACTCAAACCTCCGGGGAACGTGTTTAACGCGTCAAAAGACCCGTCATTAGGGGCCATTAGAGGGGGGTCGGCTGCACGCTGTCCGGCAATCAGGATAGTCTCCCCCATCGCCTGTAAGGTCTCAGCGTCGGGGAGGGCTATCATTCCCGGAGATCGGCCCATATCCTCGCCACTTGTCGTATCCCACCGGGGGACAACAAAAGGGAATTCATGAAATCCACCGACTAATAATTCATGCTTTGCCTCTATTTCAATCCATATATCGGCAAACGGTAGATTACGCGCGAATAAGGCCCCGGCACGACTTTCTTCTCTTGGGAGAACTACGCGTAAAACCTCGACTTTTTCATCTATTTTATTATCTGTGATAAGTTTTCTTGTATCGTCAGAAAGCTTTTCCTCACCAAAACGTGTTATTAGTTGCCTTACGGTGGGTTTTCTCTTTAAAAACATCCCCTCCGGGACGCCCGCCTCGCTAAAAAAAGGGGTTACATCTTTTAAATGAAGCGTCTGGAATAATAATTTGTTTCTTTCCTCGCCCACAAACATAGCGGCAGTGCCAAAAACTACCAAATCAATGTCTTTTTCACCGCTGGCCTGACGAAAACGAGAATCAGGATTGTTGAAGGCATTTTTTAATTTTTCATCTGAATCTGCCAGCCAGTCCTTGACTTCATCCATTGCGTTCAGGGAATCGTTTTCGGTCTTCATTTCTATCCGTGGAAGACCTTCGGGACGCATCATACCGCCAATTGCATTCGCTAACCCTCTTGCGGCCTGCATTGGAGTGCCGTCAAAAATATCATCATTTCGATTTTCGCCGGTAATCGTTGTCTGGGCAAATCCTAAACGTCTCGGTAACATGACACGTGCAAGATCGTCGTAGTGGTTATGCCAAAGACTTTTCTTCTCTTTGAGTTCCTTCCATCTCGCGATGATATCTTTGACTCTTTTAGACATTAACAACGCTCTTTGCGTGAATTACTTTTTGGGAAAGCGCTTCTACTGTCTGGGTGAATCCTTCAAACATTTCCTTCAGAGTGTTTTGTTTTTCAGCACACAGGGTCTCACGTTTCTCAACGGCTACAATACGTTGACTGATATCTTTTTTTAACTGATTTAAGATAAGAAGCTCTTTACGCTTCTCCTCAGAAAATAGAGTTTTTTCGGTAGCGGCTTCGGTCTCACGATTACTAACGTCATCTTCGCGTTTTTTCAGTAATCTCGAAGAAGATTTTATATCGCTATGAAACTTGTCCTTGGCTGTGTTCATCTCTGCCTTGGCACGGGTTAATTCATTTATTTTCTCGTTTGCGCCTGCTTGTGCGGTTGTCGCAGCCTGTTTAGCTGTCCGAGCTTCACTAAGAACTTGATCGTTATGCTCTTGAGTTTCACGTATTTCTTCGAGCAACTTTCTAACTTCTTTGTCGCCACCGCCGACAACCTGTAACAACGCAAGCGTCTCTGTCACGGTCTTGACCGTGGGGCTTCCTGTTGCGCGTATTGATCCAATCATTACTTTACCCTCATCGCTGTATTACAGCTATTTTATACCCAGCCTCGATATCGAAGTACTCCGGGTTTTCAGACCCCATCGGGCGGCCATTCAACCCATCATTCGTTGCAGTTGGATCTTCGCCCCAGGTTACGAAACAATTCGTATCTGTAAGAAGCCTGATCCGGTTTCGTTCCCGGTTCTTGCCGACAATTACATCCGATACATCAGATGCTCCGGCAACAGTTACGACCATCTCTTGGATTGGATCACCAAGCGCGACTTCCTCGGCATCGCGCCAAACCGCTATAAATAAAGTAGCCATATTATCCTCCTAGTAATTGTGCTGATGGTCTGTTGACCGTGCCAAGCGGTTCTTTTACTCCGCGTCCTGATGTTAAAATTGCAGATCGTCTTCCTTTGCGCTTAAGACCCACTAATCTCTGCTTTTCTCTGGCCGCCGCAATTCGCGGATCATCGCTCGTTGGTGGCGGTGGTAGCGGTGGGATCGGCGGCAATTCTGGAAATAGCCCCGCTGTTTGAGCCTCAATCACCTCTTTGTCATATCCTGTTGTTGCCACCTTCGGGGTAAGCCCCGCCTGTTTTTTTGACTTTGGAATAAGATCCACCCCTTTACTTGACATAATTTACCTCTCGTTTATATAACCCGTATGGGGTCAGTGCAAAATTGTTAATACATAAAATCTGTTTAGCCATGCCGACACAATTCCTTAAGCTGAAGGGAAAGGTCGCAGGCTTGCTTCCTTGGGTTGTTTCAACAACAGTCATGCCCTGGTCACGATAGAATGAAGCAAGGTCAAAATCACTCTGCGAAAGATAGCGGATATCAGGAACGCCCGCCCTGTAATCTATTTGTATCCATAAACCATTTTGCTCGATACACACAAAACAATGCTGGAATCCTTTTTTCAGAAGGAATGAAAGTACATGGTCTCCGTCACGAAATATAATTAAAGCCCTCAATGTCTTAGCGTGTCTAACGCAGCCTCTGGCCCGAGTTGTTCTATGATCGTATCACACTCAAAATCAGTTAATTGTTTATAGTTTCTAAGGATGCCTCTGAGTTTTTGCAAATCCTTAAGCTCAAGATTGGCCACAAACGAACCTTTGGGGGATTCGATCAGTTTCTCAACAACGGTAGCCTCCCCAATAAGCAGTCTGACTCTTGAGCCAGAAACGTGATCGGGGGCTTCAATAACATCATCCATCGGGTGTTTTTCGGTAAATTCTACTTCACCACTGACAAATCCGTTTTCAAAACATAGATAACGTATCGCATCGACAACGTATCGCTCATACCTTTGTCTCAGCTCTTGTGGCTCATCCCCCGTGATCCAGGTGGCGGATTCTACTTGATCGCCTATATTCATTTAGACCAAAATCTTTTTAATTCTTTTGTAAAACGTATTCGATATGTTTTTTGAGGTGAGAACACAAACTGTATCCAGTGTTGTTCTTCGATGCTAATCGAATACCCGCTGGTTATAGGTTTTGGTGTCACCAATTTCAAATTATTCATCGTATATTTTCACCTTTTCAAGCTCAGTTATGTCTTCATTACAACTAGAGCATATCGGGTGCATCCATGTAGTTTTGCATGTATGCAAAACTGGTCCGCTAATTCCGACTCTTTCGCAAATCGGACAAATATTAGCGTCATCCGTGCATACACCAAAACCCTTGTTATTATTTATATCTTCTTCATAGGAACATCCGCGGCACTCTCTCGATGCCATTTCTTTTTCTAATTTAACTCTTCTAACTAATCTATTAAGCCTGTCTTCTTGGTTCATCGTCTCCACCTGTGAGGGCTGTAAGAATGATTTTGAAAGGTTGGTTTTTTTCTTCTTTGGGGGTTATGGATGTCAATTTTCAGAGATTGCATAGCATTTCTTTCATTCAGATATTTTGTTAACGTCTCTTTTGTCCACCCATTTTTCTCCTCTTCTTTAGAAAGCTCGATGAGGTCTGTATTTGTTATTGGTTCGGGTTGGGGCATTGGCTCTTCTCTTTTTGCGATCTCTCATTCTCTCAACTTCCCCCGCAGACCATGCGTATACGACAGAATCTCCTTTATCCGTTGAGCGGCCAAGCCGTTTTTTGATGTCTTTTTTACTCTCAACGCAAATCTTCGGAAGCTCCCCAGGCCTGACTTCATATCTTGGCGTAGTTAGATCGGCTTGTAGAGCAGGGTCTGGGGGCAGAGAAATTTCAATTCCATAGTCAGGGTCAAGCGCCTCTCTCAATCCCCACCACATTTCAGATCTCTTGTTTAAAAAACCAAAATTACCATCTATCGTATTCCGAGTCGATTTGGATGCTGAATTTATAGGGACATGATCTAAACCGGCTGCTTTGATGTGGTCTTGAACGCTAGATCCAACCCCAATAGCATCAAGGTTTATGCAGGCCCCGTCTCTTAAGGTCTGGACGACCAAGCCAACAACAGAAGGCCCGTCCGGGGTTTGAGATCCAGGGACACATATCAAATGGTCAAACCAGAGTCCGTAACGAGGCGAGAGGACGGTCTGATCACGTCCCCCTCTAGCTATGTCCAAACCAAGGGCTGTCATTGCATTTTCACCCTTCCCGGCCTTCCATCGCTCATTTGCATGCAGAACCCAGTTTGTCGGGATCACCTGCCATTCGTCATCCTCGCGGGCCGCCATGAAGTTACCATCACGGATAGCGGAGCGCATCGGCTCAGGAAGGGCGTCGAGAGTAGACTGATACCCAGTATCTATTAAAAATGGATTATCCGATAAAGACGCTGAAATAAAGGTTCTTGATCTCGGGAGATACTTCTTCCCGTCGAATTCACGGACATCATCTTCATCGTCAACCTCGATATCCTTACCGTCGGGGTCGATAATATACCATCTCAACTCACCATCCTTAGCGGGGTTAGAATAAGTAGGGTCTAACCAAGGACGGAACATACCGATTATCCATTCACCCTCAGAAGCTAACGGAGGGTTCGAGGCTATGATTGTACGAACACGCTGAGTAGAATTTGAATCCAACGTCTCATCAGCCGCACGGTTCCAACCTAAAAGAAACCGTACAACGTCCTCTTGAAACTGACATCCCTCATCGACTCCAATTAGGTCATGAGGGTTCCCCTGCCATGTCTGAGCCTTTTCCATACTAGAGGCGGCCCCGAAATCAATTATTCCTTTCTTGTGTTTTAGCTGCGCAGGGGGTTGTGAATTTAAACCTTTCCTCGATCCGACAATATCTACCGTCCTCTCAATCATTGCTCCAAGGTCTGTATATTGATACCTCAATAAAAGAGAGCGCTTATGTTGCGTAAGAGCCAGCCCAGCAAGAAGGTCGCTTTTCCCTCCTCCACCTTGCCCTCCGTAAAGTAGAATATCAGCTTTGGAAAAATAGGCTTGAGTCTGAGGGCCGGGGTTCGGAATCCAAATATCGTCCTTAGTCTGATTCAGGATTGCCTTTTTATCGGCTTCGGATAAAGCCCCTAGCGCAGTTAGATACTCATCAAGATTAGGCATTATTGTAATATAATATACATATATATTGTGGGGTTACTTGATATTTGATATATATATGGGGAGGTCGGAATCAATCTCTCGATGCAAATCACTCTCGCCCCCCCCCATCACTATATATGTATATTCTGAATTAATGCAGACATGGCTTGCAACTCCAGCCTGGTCTCCCGTGCTTGCAGGTATAATCTAGACGGGCCTTCCAAGCTTCCTCAGACACAACACCTTGGGTCAAATCCTGTCCACCTTCGATAGTTACCCAGCCTTTTGAGATCAGGACACATCTATCCTCTCTGTTCTCAATCTTAATCGGCGTACCTCGACCAACACCATCGAACAATTTGGGTGAGATATCCAGCCATGTGTAATCTGGTTCCTTAGCTGAAACTTCCAAGCTACCATGACCAGTCCGGGCTAAGCCGTCAGATGGTTGCGCCTTGGTTGCAGGTTGCACGTCATTGGTTGCACTTTTTGGTATGGTTGCACTTCCAGGTTGCACTTTCTTAGCTGCACGATACTTTCTGTAGTATTCAGCGTCCTTTTTCATGATTTACCTCGCTATCTAGTTGATAAGTAAGTATATCATGGTTGCACATTAGCTATCTACTTGTTCACACTCGCCCTCGATTGTAACACCTTTAGCGATAACAAAGGCCAGGCGCCTTGCTAGTTCATTGTTACCAACTTCCTTAGTCTCAATCTGAGCTGTAACTTCCTGCTTATCGTGATAACCGTGTTTGACCAGCATGAGCTTAGTTATATTACTGTTAAACCCACTGTCTAACCCTTTGTTTATTAACAACCTTTCTTGTTCTGATAAGATGCGGGACACAATGTCGGAAAACTCAGACTTACTTTCGTCCTTAATCCAAGCATAGATTGTATCTTTGTTTAGTTTCAGCCACTTACACAGGCCAGCTACCATAGGTACACGATCACCCTGCTCTTCATAACTGTTTATATATTCTTTGGTTTTGCGGAGTATTGCGGGATTATACTTAGTCGGTCGTCCGCCAGGATGATTGCCATTCCCATCATAGTAATCTTGCATAGCTTTACTGTCTGACTTTTTAGTGCCCACTTGTTAATCAATCCTTTGTGCTGTAATTAGTTGATTAGTATTCATTAACTCTCTAATTGATTTATATCAAGTTATTGTGAGTTAGCTGGTAATGTACTGGTGTTATACCTGTATGTGTCTATAATGTAGTTATTAACCTAAAGGGGTAAATTATGATTACAAACACAGCAGGCACTACTCATAAATCGGGTGACTTGGTTCCTTGTCTTTATTGTGGCGACAATAAGCCTATTGAAAGCTTTATATCTAGCATTCACGGCGAATACTGCGAGGAATGCACCACCTTGCTGGATAAGGAGCCGGAAGATTAATCACTCAAGCCCATTCATAGTAGTGGGCTTTATGGGATTAACTAAAGAGGGTATAACAATGTACCAACGTAAAACAAAAGACGAGTACCAGATCCACGTTAATTATGGGTATGGCGACGGATGGGAACACGAAATATCCGAAAATTCATACCATGACGCTATCCAACGTCGCACAGAATACCGGGAAAACTGTCCATATCCTGTAAAGATTGTTTGTAAGCGTGTCCATATAACCCATTAACAGGAGTATAAATAATGACAAAAGCACACTTAGAAAAACATAACCAGCTTCTGTGGGCGGCGCTGAATACTGCTAACAAATACTTAGCTAAGGCCGTTGCCGATAACGAGTTACAAGGTACTTGTATCCCTGTGGGTAACATACATCACTATGTTACTGATGTCCTAGCCGACACAAAAAATTCTATTAACCACTAAGGAGTAATTATATCATGAAAGCACAAACAGATTATAACACTTACTTTGCTAATGCTTTACGACAAGCGCACGCGAAGATCAACGAAATTAATACCCGCAAGCTAGGCCCGGACGCTGATTCTGAGGTATCTGACCTACTTGCCACCATGAACGAGCATACGGAACGCTGTAAATGGTTCGTTGACGGCTCATACGGTACGGAGTTTGCCGAGCTTGTTAAACAGTGGGTATCTATGCTACCTGTAACTAAAAAGCGTCGACAAGCTGGCTTATTAGCTATAGCGCGTCAATCCTTTATCTATTGCGCCTGCCTTGACTGCCAAGGCATTAACCCGCGCAAGATAACCAGTGCTTTTAAAAAGGCAGGCATTGACTTTGCTAAACTGAATCAGTCTTGTCTTGATACGATTGCTGAAACTTTAACCGATTACGAGGCATAACCATGCACAAGCTTGAAGCTAAAGACGCTAAGGGCCGTACCTGGAAGTCAGGGGCACCTACTTGCCTAGAGTGTATCCGTATTGCTCTAGGATTCGGTGCGATTTCTATGACTGTCACACTTAATGGTAGTGTGGTTTATCAACTTACAATATAGGTGATTTATGATATTTAATACAACCGATACATCGCTTAAGCATTTGAATGGTCAGTATATCGTTTTAATTGCTACCGTTCCATTGTATAGGCTTGATATTAAGGATGTCGGGCCTATGTATTGTGCGCTTTTCCCTTGTGGGAAAATAGCTGATATTTTCCGTGACGAAATACAACTTACAATATAAGAGGGTACTAATATGGATATCACAAAACATAAATTCGATGAATTGTCTATGTGTCAGATAACAGATAAAAAGCTATTGGCCGAAGCCGAAGCAAAAGGGTTTTATAACGGTCATACACCATACAATGACCTGTTTTCGTCTCTCTTTTTTGGTGGCGGTAAGCTTAATTTTAAGCCTGATTTAGACGAAGGCTTTAAAAGCAAGGCTGTGCCTTATTTGAAATCATTTATGCAATCTTTCGAGCCAAAACATGAAGAAAAAGAAGCCATCAGCGCCTTACTTCTAAGTGAGTTGGTCGAGCTATGAAATACACAATACTTAGCCCGTTTACACGCCGACTTGCCGCTATCCTGGTATTTCTGGCCTTTTGTTCCTTTGTTTGGTTATTTGGAGGTTGGTGATGAGTAAATATCGTGCAGTTTGTACAGTTATGGCTTTTCTACGTGGTGCGCCCATTCCACCGCCAGGATTGGCTCAGAAGCTAATCTACTTAACAGAATCATGGAGGTTTAAATG